ATACCAGACACAAGAAGGAAACGAAGTCCCGAGGCAGAAGCACGAGCTCTTGCACGGGCGGAGATAAAAGAGGCGTACAAGGCTGCAGCTCTCGAGGAGGAAATAAAGGCCATAAAGAAGCAGCGAAACAAACTTGTAGATAACCTCGCAAAGGTGGGCAAGACACCGTCTGTATTATCTGGCACACCAACGTCTTATGTGTCGCCTACTTCGGTATTGTCATCTGAGAAGGCAGATGCGCTCATTGGAACAACTCCTGTTGTTGGCCCAGAGACAAAGTCTGGAACAAAGGCATTCAACAATCGCATTGATTACACAGCACCTATTGGCCCAGAGACAAAGTCTGGATCAAAGGCATTCAACAATCGCATTAATTACACGGCACCTATTGGCCCAGAGACAAAGTCTGGAACAAAGGCATTCAACAACCGTATAGATTACTCTGCCCCAATCGGACCCACACAAGGACCTGGTCTTGGTATGTCTTTCAACCGGAACCGGGATTACAGCGCCCCCATCGGCCCGTTGCCAAGTCAGAGTATGGGAGGGTTTCAAGACAGACCATTCAATGACAGGATGAATTACTCTGCCCCAATAGGCCCTACTCAGGGCCCCGGAATGGGCATGTCTTTCAACAGGAATCGGGATTACAGCGCCCCCATCGGCCCGTTGCCAAGTCAGAGTATGGGAGGGTTTCAGAACAGACCATTCAATGACAGGATGAATTACTCTGCCCCAATAGGCCCTACTCAGGGCCCCGGAATGGGCATGTCTTTCAACAGGAATCGGGATTACAGCGCTCCGATTGGCCCTATGCCAAGTCAGAGTATGGGAGGGTTTCAGAACAGACCATTTAACAATAGGATGAACTACTCCTCCCCCGCCGGTCCTGCTACTCGTCCTGCTAGAATGTCTCAGCAACCAGAGGATTATAACAATGGCAACATCCAAGGACCCGTGACTCGTTCTGGCACCCGGCCATCTCGGATGTCTCAACAAAATGAGTATAACAACGGTAACATCCAGGGTCCTGCTACTCATTCTGGTACCCGACCATCTCGGATGTCTCAACAAAATGAGTATAACAACGGTAACAACCAGGGTCCTGCTACTCATTCTGGTACCCGACCATCTCGAATGTCTCAACAAATTGACAATTATGACAATGAAAATGTCGAGGGTCCTGTGACCCAATCTGGCACGCGTCCTTCTCGGATTGCCCAGGGCCCTGTCACAAGGTCTGGGACACTTCCGGAAGTTGGAAAGGGGCGGCTCTGGGAGCGTGCTCTTGGCCAGCCATACAAACCTGGGATGAACATAATTTTTGTTGTGAAAGCCCTCCGCGAAAAGAAGCAAAGAAGTCCTACCAAGGCGAAGAGTTTTGACGCAGCTATAGCAGATGCCAAATCAGACCCCAGACTGTCTATCACCGCTCTTAACCTAAAACCAGAACAGCTCCTACCTGGGAAAACTTTGCAAGAGGTAGAGGCTTTGTACAAGAGGAAGAAGGCAAAGGCAATCGCAGCAGGAAAGATGCAGTTTGTGACTGCGCTTGACAGAGCAATAGATATCCGCCGCAAACAATTTGGCGCTACACCTCAAATGTCTTCACAAAAGTCTTCGCAAAAACCCTCTGGCTTTACTCCAACTGGAAAGACTCCTCTTCCTTCTACGCCGGAGAGAAACGCAGAGTTTTTGCTCCCTGGTAAGACAGAGGAGGCCGTCAAAAAGATTTACTCCAATAGGAAAGCCGCTGCTCTGAAGAAGGGCGACAAGGCGCTTGCTGACCGTTTGGACCGCGCTCTCCCTGTGAGACTCCAGCGCATCAAGTCCCAGGGTGCCAATGTGATGAAAGTTCCACCGGAGCGTCTTCTTCCAGGAACAACTCTCGAGGGAGTGGAGAAGACATACAAGGAAAGACGCGCAATGGCTCAACAAAAGAAACGTGCTGCTCTTGTCGCGGCACTTGACCGCGCCATCATTGTCCGCAGGAAACAACTCGGCGGCAAGTCGCCATCACCATCTATGGTGAGGTCACCGACTGGCAAGACTCCTTCTCCTTCTACGCCAGAGAGAAATGCTGAAGTTTTGCTCCCAGCCAAGACAGAGGAGGCCGTCAAGAAGGTTCATGCCGAGAGGAAAGCCGCTGCTTTAAAGAAGGGCGACAAGGCGCTCGCTGACCGGCTGAACCGCGCTCTTCCTGTGAGACTCCAGCGCATTAAGTCTCAGGGTGCCAATGTGATGAAAGTCCCGCCGGAGAGACTACTCCCAGGGTCCACCCTTGCTGATGTCGAGAAGACATACAAAGAAAGACGCGCTGTGGCTCAGCAAAAGAAGCGCGCTGCCCTTGTCACGGCCCTGGATCGCGCCATCATTGTCCGCAGGAAACAGTTTGGTGGAAAGTCACCGTCGCCGAGTGCCAAGACTGACAGGTCGCCATCTCCTGTGCCAACAAAGACTGGTAAAAAGTTCCAGAGTGTGAGAGACGTTCCGCCAGAGATGTTGCTCCCAGGAAAGTCTCTCGAAAACGTTGACAGGACTTACAAGCAAAAGAGAAGCGCAGCAGTTGCAAAGAAACGTGCGGACTATGTTCAGGCGCTTAACAAAGCCATCATTGTCCGCAAGAAACAACTAGGCGGTAAGTCACCACCCCCTTCACCAACAAAGGCCAGAAAGAAGTTCCAGAGTGTGAGAGACGTTCCGCCAGAGATGTTGCTTCCTGGAAAGACTCTTGAAAACGTTGATAAGGCTTACAAGCAAAAGAGAAACGCTGCAGTTGCAAAGAAACGTGCGGACTATGTTCAGGCGCTTAACAAAGCCATCATTGTCCGCAAGAAACAACTAGGCGGTAAGTCACCACCCCCTTCACCAACAAAGACCGGGAAGAAGTTCCAGAGTGTGAGAGACGTTCCGCCAGAGATGTTGCTTCCCGGCAAGACTCTCGAAAACGTTGACAGGGAATACAAGAAACGCAAGAGCGCAGCAGTTGCCAAGAAGCGTGTAGAGCTTTCTCAGGCTCTCAACAAGGCCTACGCAATTCGCAAAACTCAAGTTTCTTCTAAGGCACTTTCTTCTAAGATAGAGGAGGATAAGAAGAAACGCGAAGTTGAAATTGCGAGACAAAAGAAAATTGAGCTCGAGAAGAAGAAAAGTATCGATGCCAGAATTATTCAGACTCAGAGAAAGTTACAGAGCGTAGGTTCTAGTGCCAAGAAAGCGATGGCAAATGTCGAAAAGTTCCAAAAAGAAATTGCAGTTGCAACTCGGAGAAGAGACACCGCAAAGATTGCCAAATTCAGCAGGGCGGCAGAAAAACGCAAACAAAATCTTGGCAGAGCTCGTACAGCTCAGCAACAACTCGCTTCCAATTTGAGCCAGCTGGAAAGAATGAAAGCAAATCCCTCGGCTCTAACATCATCTGTTAAGACTTTGTCGCCACTAAAATCATCCAAGACGCCCTTGCCAAAAATGCCCTCATCTTCTATTAAAACCCCTAGTCCTAAGATGCCCTCTCCAAAAATGCCCTCACAAAAAATAGATGAGCAAAAACGCAGACAAATGGAACAGAAACGCAAATTTGAGGCGCAGAAAAAACAGCAGATTGATCAGCAACGGAAGATGGCGGAACAAAAGCGTAAAATCCAGCAGCAACAAAAGATGAGGAAACCTGTTCCTCGTATGAGTAAACGCCGGCGTTGATCACAATTTTTCACGAGTCCATTTGAAACCATAAGCGGATGGTTGTTTCCCGCGAGCACACGAACGTATAGAAGATCCATCGATCTTATTCAGACTATGAGCAGCTTCTCCGCTCGAACCAAATGCATTCACATACGTGCCATCAAGATTGTATTGATACACTTTCTTGGCTGTGGTATTCTTCTCGCCATACTTTGCTTCGCTCATTTTTTTCTTGGATTCTTTTGTGTGGGTCTTACCTGTTTGCGCTTCCCCTAGTTTTTTCCTGTGTTCGTCGCTCAGAATTCTACCTGTTTGTGCTTCGCTCATTTTTTTCTTGGTTTCTTTCGTATGGGTTTTACCTGTTTGTGCTTCCATTAGTTTTTTCTTGGTTTCTTCCGTGTGGGTTTTACCTGTTTGCGCTTCCCCTAGTTTTTTCCTGTGTTCGTCGCTCAGAATTCTACCTGTTTGTGCTTCGCTCATTTTTTTCTTGGTTTCTTCCGTGTGAGTCGTCCCGGTTTTTGCTTCTCTGATTTTCTGTTTTGTTTCTTCGCTTGGCTTGCCAGAGGCACCTCCGCCTTCCTTGAGATTATACCCACCAGGAGACAGAGTCCCGAGGACTTCCACCATAAGTTCCTCGTGTTTGTTCAGGTCCTCATCCGGGACCTCGTACCAGTCTTTTTTCACTTTTTCCCATCCGTATTTTTGGATGGCATTATATACTGCCACGCAACCGCTACTAGCATATTGATGCTCCTTCAAGCGCTCTTCTATGTCACGAATTGTTTGGCCGATGTAACTCTTTTCTGATGGAAAAGTGAGCATATAAATGAAACCCATTGGTTAATTACAAAAAATTTTTCATTATATTTCTACAAGTGTCGATATACTACTGGAAGGCAGGGGCAATGACAAATTTCAGTGCACCCATACTCCCCACGGAGTATTTAAGAACAAGAGGAAAACCAGACTTCAGATATAACTCCACCACTGGAGAAAGACAAGATGCCTTGGCAAAGCTGATGAGATACTTGAGAGAGAATTTGTTAGAGTAATCGGCTTCTTCCATCGTGGTGATTTTTCCGGTGTCAGAATCGCCCAGAACGGTACGCTGAGAGGCAAAATCTGTCGTGGATAGATAATCAGAGCAGAAACTGACAACTCCACTCTTCTTTTCGATCCACAGGAAATCTGTGAGCTCAGACATATCCCTGCACAGTCTCTGGAAATAGTTAGATGGGATACTAATGATTGTATCGAACTCAAGATCGCTGATCTCGATATAAGCAGAATCGATCTCGATGAGTTTCATTTCGAATTTGGTGAGGGAGTTTTTCTCAAAGTTCTGGATTGTGATTTCCAAAACGTGAGGATTCTCTTCCAGGTAACGGAAGAGGATGCTATCATGACTCCCAGCAGAGCGGAGAAGCTTGAACATGTTTGCCACGTTGATCCCAATCTCGTACGACTTTTGGCAATCATACTCCTCGAATGACTCGGCATTCAGTTTCATGTGGACCAGGGACACCTTGGAGCCGTCCATTGCGCTGATTTTGACACCAGTGGAGTCAAAGGTAATAGACACATCGTGTAGAATTTCCTTGAGGGTGTCAAAAAGAGACTTGACGACACTGCCCTGGACTGTGCGGATGTGGAAAAGGGGCTTGCTCTCGGTAGAAGACATTTTCTGAAGTGTATGATTCAGAAAATGTTTAAGTTATTTGATGTGTCGATATATTATTTGTTAAAGTTATACAATTGTTCACATAGTTTGACCCCGTTATCCTTGATGATTCTATAAATATGTACGGACTCGAAACTCTTCATTGCGTACAAAATTGTTGTGAATACTATCCATGAAATAATGAACAACCAGTCTTTGTTGATGTTGGTGCCATCGATGCTCCCGCCCTTGGCATAAATCGCATACGCAAGAACTGTGAGCAGGAACCCCCAGAGGACGCATCTCTTCCAGTTACCAGCAGCTTCATCAAAACTTATCAGTTTTTTCAGTTTGTTCTTAATGGTCAGAGCGGTATCGCCCTTGATGTATTCTGTGTCTTTTACATATACCGAGTTATAGTCACTGCATGCCTGGACAGAAGTATCCCAACAGGACTCGCAACCAAGGTCTTCACGTTCATACTTGAATGCCGCATACAACACTGTGACAGAAATGACTATGACCAGGGTTGTATCTAGTTTCATTTTTTATATATACATATAATATTATAATGAATTCTTATCTACTCACATTCTTCTGGGCAGTAACTCTGTATCTAGTCGGATTGTCCGTCGTACACTTCATACGGGTGTTAAAAGCAAGAAATCCAGAGGACAAAATGGATTTGGTAAAGGCAATTGTGTATGTTTCCAGCGCCGTGACACTCGGCGTTTTGCTTGTGTACAGGCCATTTGATACTTCTGTAGTGACCAAGATTCTAAAGTACCGCCCTCAGGTACATGCTGATACTTCCACTGCTGCAACTCTCATAACAACAACATTATCTGGTGTATCGGTATAGTGTCATTTGACCCTGGTAATAAAAGAGTATAAATCTAAGAGTATAAACATTTTAAGCACACTGTTTTCTAACAAAGTGCTTGCAATGACGCGTCTCCACGAAGCTATTGATGAAGCTGCCGAGTATGCCTTGAGATCTGACGGTCCTTTTAAGCATTCTTGTTTCATAATGTCCGGGAAGAAGATTATCGCACGCGGAAACAATCATGTCCGCCAACAGATTGGCACAAGTAGTGTGCATGCAGAGATTGATGCCATTTGGCGGATAAACAACACAGATCTATATGACAACCTGAAGGCGATTATCATACGGTCATCTCCAACAGGGCGACTCGGAAATTCGCGTCCATGCGTTATGTGTATGTCAGCGCTCAAGCAGCATGGAATCAAGACCATAGTATATTCTTCGGTTGGAGGATCTATAGTTATGGAACGTATTCAATAAGAAGTGAATATCTGTTTAATTTAACAAATTTTAATGTTTCTGTAACAATAAATGCTTTTCAAAGACATTCACACCATCCCCGAGGAAGAATATGTAACGTGCCAGCGAATTGTAGAACACTGCAGAGAAAGGGGGATCCACTACATAAAGCCAGACCCAATAAAGTATGGTTATTTGGTGGTGTCGAACCACGGGTGGAATGGATTTTATGACATATGCGAACTGAGAAACACAAAAACATTGGTCACTGGATACTCGGACTTCTCAATAGATGGACATGAGATGGACATTTTAGAGCAACCCGTATTAGAGAAGTGGTTTGCAAACAATGTTGGGATTCGCCACCCAAAGCTCATTGCAGTACCCCTCGGTCTGCCAAACGAAGTGGATTTTCCAGTTTATGGTAACACACGTCGTCTCCACGAAGTCGCAAACTCACCATCGGGCAACAAGGGCCTTGCTTACATGAATTTTAAAATAGATACATTCCCTGCAGAGCGTTCAGTCGTCAAGCAGATGTTCTCTGGTCTTGATTGGGTAACCGAAAGCTCAATAGACTTGAGCGAGGATGGGCATCGCAAGTATTTGGAAGAAATCAGAGACCACATGTTTTGCTTTTGCCCCCGTGGTAATGGTGTTGATACACACAGGATGCTCGAATGTATTTATCTCGGTTCTATTCCAATTTGCAAACGAAGTGTGGCTTTAGAGCAATTTGAAGAACTTCCTATTCTGTTCATTGATGACTGGAAAGAGGTGACACCAGAGTATCTTGAGAAGATGTACGAGGAGTTCTCTACTCGAGTTTGGGATATTCGAAAGATACTCATGTCATATTGGAAAAGCCAGATTGTCATTTGACCCAGGATTACCGCTGAGCATAAAAAGAGACCGTATTTCTGTTTTTCTTCACTAAAACGTTTACAACTATCAAGCAAGCAAGTAACAATGTTTGCACCAGTCTTCCTCAACGTCAATGATGACATGGAGACCAACATCCTGACATTTGTCACTTTCAGGAAGTCGCTCAAGAGCATGCTGCGCAACAAGTATGAGTCGGTGTTTAATGAGAAACCTGACAAATCTTTGACGACCAAGAAGCTGATGCGGAGTCTACAGAAGCATGTTTCTTTCAGCGGCGAGAGCTTGAAGACCGCGGGAAGGCATATGAATGCCGTGTCTTGTGGAACCTATATGGCAGAAGTTACATATACAATTTACACGATGCTGGCGGCACTCAACTATGAGTTTAATGTGTCATCTGAACTGCGGAAGATTTATGGCATTATCAATGACTCGCCAAGGAAGGGAGATGCCATGAAAAAAATCATTTTTGCTCTTGATATGTTCGATGAGCTTGCTTCTTGCCATGAATGTTTCGAAGTTCTGGACATCCCCACCTGCATTGATACTATCGATTGCTTTCTGGAGAAAACAACAGCACTTGTTCTGAATGTATAAAGAATTTAAAGAATAATATGTAAATACATAGCATGGACTTCTCTCACATTACCGAAAGGATTCGGAAACTAAAGACGAACATACAAAATGCAAAGGGTTCGGTACCAAAGGAAAAGGCAGAGAAAATCATAGAAGAAGCAGATATCAATAAATCTAAATACACGAAGAATGTCCTCACGCGCGAAACATTTGAGGATATCCTCGAAGGGTACGCAAAATGCCCGGTAGAGGATCTCGAAGTGGGTGACTTTTTAAGGTATAAGCAAAATAAAGGTGGAAAAATAAGGTATATTTGGGGCGGATTATTGATTCACAAGAATCCTGCTTATTTGCGAGTGAAAAATGTCAAAAATGGAATCACATGGTCAGTTCAATTACAGAATCCAGATGTTCAGCATGTGTTTTACGCAAAAAAGAAACAAAAGTTGGAAGAGGGTGGGACGTATGTCAACATCGACACAGCTTCCTCTGCAGGACTTCTTGCTACTGTCATTGACCGCGGTGATGTCGAAATGCTTGAGAAAGCTGCAAAGCTTGCACGACGCGCTGCAACAGATAAATCTTTGGCTTGGTGATATTTATTACATGTATATGTCGTGTTTGCTATTTAATTAAACATCGCAAGCACCAGAAACGCATGCAAGAGTCTGCGAACTGATTGTGTTGTCGTCA